CTACCAACTGCGATCACATCACTCACAAACGGCGCAGCAAGCTAGTCACTAGCTGACCGAGATTAGAAAAAGGCCACCTGTGCAGGGTGGCTTTTCTCTTTGGTGTATAATAAGTGCAATGCCCTTGCCAATTTATACAATCAAAACTGGTGCGTATGGCTCAAGGCAAGCAGTTGCCACACGCAAAGTTGATCCATACACGCCACAGAATGGTATAATTGGCAAAACACCATCACCATACGCAACCTATGTGCTGAAAGGGAAAAATCTTTTGGCTGAAAATAGTGAGAGTATCCTGTTGGAAAATGGCGAATTTTTAGTATATGAGTAAAAAAATCACACAACTACCTGAAATCACAACCGCCGCTGATGCAGCATTACTGCCAGTGGTTGAGGCTGGCGTTACTAGCCAAGTGACCAAAGCCAATTTGCTCAAAGAGTTGACCGTCTCAGTTGTGGCCATCACTACCCTTTTGAATTCAGATGATGTGAGCCTTGATGAGCTGCAAGAAATTGTGGACTTTATAAAAGCCAACAAAGATGATTTGGACAGTTTGAGCGTGGGCAACATTGCAGGATTGCAGGCGGCACTTGATGGCAAAGCCGCTGCGGTACACAACCATGATTCAGCGTATTACACCAAAACCGCTACTGATGCGCTGTTGGCCGCCAAAGCTGCCCTGAGCCACACACACGCCATTGCAGCCATCACAGGCCTACAAGATGCACTCAATGCCAAAGCAGCCGCCACGCACACGCACACAGCCGCTGAGGTGGGCTTGAGCAACGTAATCAATACATTGCAGCTGGTTGCCGCTGATATAGAAAACACACTCACCAGTGCCAGTACCACAAAACCGCTTTCAGCAAACCAAGGAAAAGTATTGAAAGGGCTGATTGATAACATCAACACGCTGCTCAGTAGTGATGAAACCAATTTGGATACATTGCAGGAAATTGTTGATTTTATAGAGCTGAATAAAAGTACACTGGATGCGCTCAGCATTGGCTCAATTTCAGGATTGCAGGCAGCTTTGGATGGCAAGGCTGACTCAGTACACTCACACGCCATTGGCGATACCTCAGGCCTGCAAGCGGCGCTTGATGCCAAGGCAGCGGCTGCTCACTCACACTCAAATGCATCCACAGGTGCGGCTGGATTCATGAGCGCTGCTGACAAATCAAAACTGGATGATGTTGAGGCTGATGCCACTGCTGATCAAACAGCCACTGAGATTGAGACTGCGTACAATTCAAGGGTGAGCGTGGTGAGCCAAGCTGAGGCTGAGGCAGGTGATGCAACCACAGTGCGCCGCTGGACTGCACAACGCATCAAGCAAGCCATTGCAGCTTTGGCTGGTGGAGGCGGTGGTGTATATGATTATATTGAGGTTGCTCAAGCAACACCACAAAACTTTGGTGGTTCAAATCTTACTGAAACAGTGGCGGCTTGGGATGCTGCTGTTTCAGATGCTGGTACAGGTAATTTCAGCCACAGCACAACTGTAAATAACGAAAGGATCACAGTGAACGCTGATGGCCGCTATAGAGTGCAGGCAACACTTTCACGTACTCAAGGCGGCTCAGCACGTACCTCATACCAAGTGTTTTTGCGCAAAAATGGATCTGATGTTTTCAAAGGCATTTCAATCAATTATTCACGTGGTTCAGCATACGGTGATGCCTCAAATAATTTTGATACTGAGATTGATTTGGTTGATGGTGATTATATTGAAATTGTGAATAAAATTGGTGATACTGATGGTACATACACATCAAACTCAATTCCAGCACGGCTGCAATTCATAATGACAAAGTTATCCTGAGTGATGCTATAATAAAAACGATATATGGCCAAGCAATACACAACAGTTGAAAATATAGAAAGCTATTTGCTCATTGAAATTGATGATGCTTTTGAGCCTGAGGTTGAGCAATGGATTGAGGCAATTAGTTTGTACATGGATTCACTTGCAAATCGCACACTGATGGCAGGCGCTGATGATGTTGCGTACAAATTTGATGGTATTGGTGGCACTCAGTTGAGCGTGGCCGACATCCAAAGCATCACCAGTGTTGTGGTTGATGGCATCACTATTGATTCTGATGATTATTATTTGTACCCTGCAAACACTGCGCCAAAGTCACGCATTGTTTTGGAAAATAAAAACTTTTTACGTGGCCGCCAAAATGTGGTGATCACTGGAAAATTTGGCCAGTATGCTGATGGTGCGTTGCCTGCTGACCTCACGTTGGCTGCCACAATCCTCACAGCTGGTGTTGTGAATCATGGCCAAGCCAAAGGCCGCAAGGTGCAATCTGAAACCATTGGCCGCTATTCTGTGTCATACGCTACTGAAAAGGGGTGGAATGATTATGAGCGTGCAATGCACATCATACGCAGCCACAGGCGCTTTTCATTCTAAATATGGCTATTGCAGATTTTTACAACAAAACAGTGACCATCAAGCGGTTTGCTACTACCACAGGCGCAAAGAAAGGCCTGAGTGATATTGCTACTGATGTACCAGTACACATCCAGCCACTGGATGCATCTTTTGTTGAAAATACTGAGTATATTCTTGGCAAAGATTATCAGATGTTTTGTGGCATCACTGACTTGCAAGAGGGTGACAGGATTTTAGTTGATTCTGATGAATACAAAGTGATTGGAGTGGAAAAATACAGCCTTGGATTTTCAGCCAGCCAAGATCACGTTGAGGCAATTATCCGAATTTTTGATCAAACATAATATATGGATATAAAAGTGCAGGTGGTGGATGGTGACAAAATCGCTGTGCGGTACGCCAGTGCGCCTGACATCATAGAGAATGGAATCAAAGGTGGTATTGAATCAGCGCTGCGCATTGTGCAAAGCTACGCAATGGCGGAAGCGCCTGTTGACAAAGGAAAATTGCAGCAGTCAATCAAATACCGCACGCTCAGCAAAACACGTGGTGAGGTGTATGTTGGCTCAGAATATGGATTTTGGGTGCATGAGGGACACGCACAAACCGTTGGCCGCTATGTGCCTGCGCTTGGCAAGAGTCTCAAAAAGCCGTATGTCAAAGGCAATCCATTCATGGATCGTGCGCTGCGCCGTGCCACTGATCCAGCTTTCAATGCAATCCAGCAGGCTGTGAGGCAAGAGTTGAAAACCAAATTGATGCGTGAGCGTGGTATGATTTAGGCATGAGTTATCGCACTATTCATCAGGCCATTGTGGACAAACTAGCGGCCACCACAGCAATCACTGATTTAGTGAGCCAAATCAATTATGCTCACACCAAGTTTGATTCATTTCCTGCAATTGCAGTGGCAAATAGTGTGAACAGTAACGACTACCAAAGCACTGACAGTAACAAACGCACATACAGTTTCAGCATTTTCACATACAATCTTTTCAAGAATAATGATGAGTATGAGGCGGCTGTGAAAGCCACTGAGGATGTGATGGATCAGCTCATTGCGCTATTCAATGTGCGCAGTGTATTGCAGCCAGCAGCGCTTATCACAATGCCTGTGCCATCATCTTTGGTGACTATTGAGGCAGGTGATGAGGGGGTATACATTGTTGGTGAGGTGACTGTGCAATGTATGGTGCATGAAAATTGCTAGACTAACCGTGTGATATAATTATGACAATGATTGATGGATACGAAAACAAACAAATCAAGCAATCAGGTGTGAGTACCAAATCACGCTCATCAAAGCGTGCGGCTGGGAAAACAGTTGAGCCAACAAAAACGCTGCGCAAATGGCATTTTACTGGCCAAGGTGTAACTGTTGAGGCTGAAACGCTTGAGCAGGCCACCAAAAAACTTAGCAATAAAAAATAATTATTATGCCTGTACTTTTAGGTGAAAACATCCAGCTTGGAGTTGGAAAAGAAACAACAAGAGGCACAGCTGTTGCGCCTACACACTGGCTGCGAGGGCGAGTGCCAACATCTTTGAAAACAATGCTTGAAAAGCAGTTGATCAAAGAAACAAAAGGCACACGTGCCAATTCTCAAGATTCAATCATCACTGCACAACGTGTTGAGGGTGATTTTGAATTCAATGTGCGAAACGGCACAATTGGATATTTCTTGCTTTCATTGCTTGGCTCAGTTGCATCAGCTGAGAAAGGTGGTGACTCAGGCGTGTACGATCACACATTCACCATTGATGTGGATGAGCCACGTGCGCCTGCACTAACTGCTGCAATCGCAAGAGGCGCTGAGCAGCACTATCAAATTCCGCTATTGGTTGCGACTAGCTTGCAACTCACAGCACAACCAAGTGAATTAGTTTTTGCAACCGCTGGACTGCTAGGAAAACAAGAAAATGAGGTGGCTGACTATACACCAGCATTTGCTAGTGATGATCACGTATTTCCACGCCAAGGTGTGAGTGTGAAAATTGCTGCCAATGTGGCTGGCCTTGGTGCAGCTGAGGCAATTTGTCTTACTGAATTGAGCCTCAACATTGCCAACGGCGCACGTGTCAAGCAGTGCCTTGGATCACTCACACCAAATGACATCATTGCACTGATGGTTGATGTGAATGGATCATTGCAGCTGGAATACAGTGCAAAAGAATACTACGATTGGTTCAAAGCTGGCAGTGCCAAAGCAATGGAAATCACTATTGAAAACACTGCTGAAACAATTGGTGCATCATCAACACCAAAGATTGTGATCACTTTGCCAAAGGTGACACTTGAGGGCTACGATGAATCACGGCCAATTGATGATATTGCAAGTGAGTCACTAGAATTTGTTGCACACTACGATGATGCTGCTGGTAAGCAGATTGATGTGGTTGTGACAAATGAGGAATCAGCATACTAACTATTGAGAATATATGATTGAAACACCAACAAGAGAAATTGAAACATCACTGGTGAAAGCCAAAGTGGTGATCAAAGACTGGATCACAGCACGTGAGCAACAACAGGTGCAAGCGGTTGTATTCAGCAAGATGAAATTTGACCTTTCACAATCTGCGCAGCGTGAGGGTGCAAATACTGGTATGAGCAACATTGATCCAGCTGCTGCTGTAGAAATGCAAAACAAGCAAGCTGAGGTATATGTTGTGAGTATCAACGGCTCAACCGAAAACCTGATGGAAACCATGATGGAATTGCCTGACTCAGATTTTGCTGAAATCACGCAAGCCATCAATGGCATTGATGCAAAAAAAAATTCCGAGACTACCAAATCATAGTTGATTTGTGCTTGGAAATGCAGTGGAGTTTCCACACCTACATGGCACAACCTGCATGGTTTATCAAAGCATTAGTTGATGAATTGAATGACCGTGCCAAGCGTGCCAAAACCGCCTCAAGAGGCAAATAAAAAGTATTTATGGCAGCAGCAACACAAACACTCAAAATCATCATTGATGCTCAAAACAAAGCCAGCGCTGCTTTCAAGCAGCTTGGTACTCAGTTTGAGACAATCAACAAACAGGAAAAAAACCTCAAGAAAAGCCTTGAGAATTTTGAGCCTACATTCAGGCGCATGGCCGCAACTGGTGCGGTTGCGCTTGGTGCTATTGGTACTGCTTTCATAAAGTTTGGCCAAGAGGGTGCGCAGTCTCAGGCTGTTGCACTAGGATTCCAAAGAATGACTGAGAGCATTGGTGCTGATGCTGATGAAATTGTTGAGGCACTCAAGCGTGCATCAGGCGGTACTATTTCTGAAACTGATTTGATGCTCACAGCCAACAAAGCTATGGCGCTTGGTGTTGCCAACAACACTGAGGATTTTACTGCGCTCATGGAGGTGGCAAGGAATAAGGCACAGATCATGGGGCTTTCTGTTGAGCAAGCGTTCAATGACCTTTCAACAGGTATTGGGCGTGGCTCAGTGATGATTTTGGATAACCTTGGAATCACCACCACAGCTGCCAAAGCTCAAGAGCAGTATGCGGCACAGATTGGAAAAGCTGTTGATGAGTTGACTGAGGCTGAGCAAAAGCAAGCACTTTTCAATATCGTGATTGAGCAAGGGCAGGCTGAGATTGAGAAAATGGGTGGAGTAACTACCACCTCAGCTGAAAAGTTGCAGGCGCTTGGCGCTCAATTTGCAGATATGCGCTCAACCATTGGTGAGGCGCTACTGCCAGCACTTGAGGCATTGGTACAAGCACTCACACCAATTATTGAAAAGATCAGTGAGTTTGCCAGTGAAAATCCACAGCTGTTTGCCACCTTGATGGGTGTAGCGGCTGCCTTGGCTGCTGTGGTGACTGTGGTGGGGCTGCTAGGCCTTGCACTGCCTGCAATCATCACAGGCTTTGCTGTGCTGTTTTCACCTATTACTTTGATTGTGGTGGCGCTCACTGCCCTTGCAGCTGCTGTATACATAGTCATAAAAAATTGGGATTTTATAAAAGAAAAAGCCGCTGAGGTGTGGGGCGCTATCAAAGAAACAATTGGCGGTGTACTTGAATCAATTGGCACAGCTATTGGTGCGGCTTTTGATTGGTATGTTTCATACATCACTGGCATTTTTGAAACCATCAAAACAGTGATTGAAACTGCCATGTATTTTATTGTGGGATTGATTGCGCTGATACTTGATGCATTTTTTCCTGAGTGGCAAACCAAATTGGGCATGATGCGTGATGCATTTGTGGAAATTTGGAATGGCATCAAAGAATCAATTGGTGGCATCCTTGATACCATGAAAGGATATTTGCAGGCGTTTCTGAGCAAAGCTAGTGAGGTATTTCAAGGGGTGGCAAACATTGCTGCTGGTGCGTGGGATCATGTGCGCCAAGCATTTGATTCAGCCAAAGAGGGTATTGCTGGCGCTGTTGATTTTATTCAAGAGAAAGTGCAGCCAATGCTTGATATGCTCACAAAGATCACTGATGCGGCCAAAAAGGCTGCCTCAGCCATCAAAGACGCTTTCAATAAAGTTGTAGACAAAGGCAAGGATGTGATTGGTGGGCGTGCCTCAGGGGGCGCTGTATCCAGTGGCCAGCCGTATATGGTTGGTGAGAATGGCGCTGAAATGTTTATGCCAAGCACAGCTGGCCGCATTGTGCCAAATAGCCGCCTTGCTGGCTTTGGTGGCTCAAGCGTGATCGTCAACATCAATGGCAATATGTTTGCTGATGAGGATGATATGGCTGAGCGTGTTGGTGATCGAATCGTGAGACTAGTGCAGGATAATATCAGAATATAATCATGGCATTTTCCATCACCATCAATGCAGTTGAGGCCAAGGATGAAATCAAAAAAGGCTCACTGCGCATCACTGACCAAATCAACAACCGCACTGACATTTGCCAGTTTACTATTGAGCGCACTGCTGTTGGTGGCCTCAAGCCGTTAGTGAATCAAGAGGTGATTGCCACATTGGATGGTGATCGAATTTTTGGTGGCACAATCATTGCTATTCAAGAAAAGGTGATTGGACACACAACAGTGCAATATGATGTGCGCTGCGCTGACTACGTGCATGAGCTGGACAGGATGCTCATTGTTGAGCGTTATGAGGATACTGCTGCTGAGGATGTGATTGCTGATTTAGTGACCACATACGCCTCAGGCTTTACTGTGAGCGGCGTGAGTGCGCCAAAGGTGCTGGCATCAGTGGCTTTCAACCGCATCACCATGAGTCAAGCATTGCAAAAAATAGCCAAGCTGCTCAATTACTCATGGTATGTTGACTACAACAAAGACATTCATTTTTTCAATAAAAATGCCAAAGCAGCGCCATTCAACTTGAGTGATACCAGCGCCAACTATGTTTTTGAATCACTTGAGGTGAATAGAGACATTTCACAAATCCGCAACAGTATTTTTGTGCAAGGTGGTGAGGCTGAGGGTGAGGAACGCACTGAAACATATGTTGCTGATGCAGGGCAATCTGAATTCCCTTTGGCAAACAAATTTGCAAATTTGCCTGATATTGAGGTTGATGATGATCTGCAAACAGCTGGTACTGACTATTTGAGTGACCCTGCCAGCTATGAGGTATTGTGGAATTTCAATGAAAAATACATCAAATTCACTGCTGGAAATGAAATGACTGGTGGTGAGGAAATCAACATCACAGGAATTCCCCTGTTTCCTATTTTGGTGAACGTGCCATCACCAGTCTCAATTGGTGAGTATGGAAAATTTGAGTTTGAGATTGTAGACAAAACAATCAAATCACGTGATGAGGCGGTGGATCGTGCTTTGGCTGAGTTGGATGCATACAGCGCCACAATCAATGAGGCCAATTTTGACACCACAACATCAGGATTGCGCTCAGGGCAAATCATCAACATCAATAGCGTGCTGCGTGATTTGGCTGAGGGCTTTTTGATTCAAAAGGTTCAATTTGTTATGCGCTCACCTGATAATTATATTTGGCAAGTTGATTTGGCCACACTCAAAACAGTGGGCATTGTTGACCTGCTGCAACGCTTGCTGCTTGATGAGGAATTGAGTGAGGGTGAGCAAACAACCTTGCTCACATATTTGCAGTACTCAGACAGTGCCACCATTAGTGATGAGATCACCAGCATCACTGCGCAATCAAACCTGTATGTATATGATAATCCTGATGGCGATTTGGTTGGTAACACAGCAACATACGGCGCTGCCACATTTGGCTGATGTATAATGGAATCAACAATATGAAAAGAATCAGCAATAAAACAAAGATTGAGAAAAGCTCATCACTGGAAAAGTGGGATACTCAGATTGATCCTGCCAACGGTGATTTGATTGTGGTTGAGACTGCTGAAAAAATGCAGCGCCGCAAGATTGATCCAAAAGTGTTTGCTGAGGAAATTGAGAAAAACAACAAAAATATACTCAAATTGCAGAATCGAAATGAGCAGCTTGAAACCTTGCTGACTCAATACGATGTGGCCAAAAAAGAGCTGCCAAAATTCAAAGAGGATAAGAAAATCAAATCATGATCACTCAACACATGACAATTCAAGATCATCCTGACAATGCTTTTATTAGTGGCAGCGTGCGATTTGAGGTGCGTGATTCAGAGACTGGCCGCCTGAAAAGAGTGCATGAGCAAAAGAATAAAATTGTGGCAGCCAATGGCTTTGGTGTGAATTTAGTGATGCGCCAATTTGGCGGCAATACGGCGCTCAGTATTGATTTGTCAAAAGCAAAGTTTGGTACTGGCACAGCGGCTGTTACAGGCGCTGAGACTGACCTTGCCACGCCTGTGGCTACAATAAGCCGCATCAATTCAACAGTTGGAGTCACAGATATTGTGCTTGAATTTTTTGCCAGTGATGCTGAGCTGCCTGATGGCACATACCATGAATTTGGTGTATTCACTCAGGAAACAAACATTTTCACACGTGTGTTGATAAATGCGCCTGATGGCTTTGAAAAATCAACCAATGAGGATGTTATAATTAAATACACAATAACCATCACGCCATCATGATCAAGACAGGCAACAGAATCAAAGCAGCAAATTTCACACCACTTTATACCTGTGGTGAAACAATTGCGGCTGGTGATGCAGTTGCTTTTGATTATTCAACAAGCAAAATTTTCAAAGCATCAGGCGCTGCGCTTGATAAAAGGATAAATTTTATTGGTATTGCTGTGAGTGCTGGTGTGCTAGATGGTGATATTTATGTTGATACAAACCACATTATTGACTGGAGTGGAATGACTAAAAATACAACCATGTACCTTTCTGATACTAATGGTGAGTTTTCAAGCAGTGCAGGCACAATCAAGCGTATTGTTGGCAGGGCAATGAGCGCAACTGAAATATACAGGCCAAAGAATGGTGCGCCTTGTGGTGATTGGCTTTCTTACTCACCAACAACAGCCGTTGCTGCAATCGCTTTTGCAGGCTCAAGGCAACGTGCCTCAGTCACAATAAATGGTAATACTATTTATGGTACAGGTGGAAACTATGTTGCTGTTGGTTATTCATTATTTGTGAAAGCTGGTGACACAGTAAGCATTGGCGGTGATACCACTTACGCAAGCCCTAAATACATTTTATTGGATATGTAAATAATCCATCATGTATAATAAAGATATGCTTCCAACTATTGTTCTGACTAAAAAAACCGCCATAGCAACCAGCACTGGCCTTTCACTGATTCCATTTTCACCTGAGCTTGGATTCATTATATTATTTTCTTATGCTTTGGGTGTGATAACAACCATTGTTGCAATAAAAATTCACACCTATGTCAAGCAGTAACGAAGAGCCAATTAGTTTGAGGTTTATACTGGGATTCATTCTGGTGATTTTTTTAGTATTGGTGTACACCTTGGTTGGTGAATTTCCAATTTGGATTGTTGGTATACCTGTGGTTGTGATGGGTTTTGACCTTTCAGCCATTATTGAGGTGTGGCGCAACAATGGTAAAAAATAATTATGAAAAAAATACTGAATAAAAAAATACTGAATTGGATCACTGTGGATAGAGCGCTTGGCACTTTATTCATGTACTTTTTGGTGTTTGGCGTTGTGTATACCGTTGATTATTGGGAGGATCGTGTTGAGGCAAATGAAATGGCAATGGCTGAGTTGGTTGAGCAAGAGTTGATTTTGGCTGAGATCGCAAAGCCTGCCAGTGACTATATCGAATACACTGCCATCATGCCGCAAAAAGCAATCTTTGATTCTTTTGAGGATATTGCGCTCACATCATACACAGTGAGAAAGGAATCAGCGTTTGTGCATTGGAATGATATTTTGTTTTGCGATGCCAACGCTGATGGCACATTTGCGTATATTTATGAATCAGAATCATCACGATATGTGAACGTGCCTGAGGTAACTGAAAATGTGAGTGACTGGTATTTCACTGAGCCAACGGTGCGGTTGCCACGTGTATCAAGTGCGGCATGTTTTATTTTGAGTGAGCAGCAAATTTGCCCGCCAGCATTGGCTGATGTTGAGGGTGCAAGTTGCAAGATTCAGGAAATAAAGAGTGGTGGATTTATTGTTTCCAACAGAGATGCGCAGTGGTAGATCAGCAACTGATGCTATAATAAAAATATGAAAACACTCAAGCGGCTAGTTATCACACCACATGAGATCAACCAAACTTTGCTTGATGAGCAAATGGCAGTATCTGAGGCGTGTGCAATTCCAAATCAGTTGCGTGTGGAAACTGAGTTTGCGCAATTTGAGGATATTCTTGATGAGCTAGTGCTTGAGAGTGATGCTGATATTGATGAAAAATGGCTCAAGGAATACATCAACAAACTGAATTATCATTGGGTACACCTTGACCTCAATGACTTTGAATGGAAAAAGGCTGGCATCAGGCCAACACTGTATGGCCAGTCACGGTTGGTTGGTGGCCAAGTTATATCCTATGGCCGCTGGGGTGAGCGCTCACGATACCAAAACAGCCAGCGCTATGAATCACCTGTGAGTGAAATGGCTGAGGCAACCATTGGCACATGGCATGAGGGGACTCACGGCTTTGCTGATTTGTTTGATATGGGTGGCAAAGGCACATCAGCTTTTGCGTGGACTCATTACCACTTTTATGGATACGCAAAATTGCTGACCAAAGCGCAAGAGCGCAAAGACAAACCAAAGCGATGGCAGCGCACACCAACACCAGTGCTTGGCTGGCGCAGTATGCCGTGGGGGCGATTGCCTGAGATTGATACACGTGAGCCAATTCCTGTGCGTGATTATGGCCTCAACATTGAGCAAAAGTTGCTTGATGATAAATACACTGATGGTGT